AGAGGTGGGGAGAGTTGGTACTTCCCTGGAAGAATATCACCAGACGCAACCTTAAAAACAGCCTCGTTGATCATACTGATAATGGTTTCTTCAGTATACTGCGTATCCTGGATTATGTCTGAGATAGCTGCTACAAGCGATTCTATGTTCATGGCGTCCTTTAAAGGCCCGGGGAGTTAGCCCCGGGCTTACTTGTATTCTAACTTAACAAACTTATTTTATCAATCCTATTTCCTGGCGTAGGGGTCCAGCTCGACATCAAGGTGGACTGCGGCTGCAGCTGCGGCCGATGTCGTAATCTTCAACATCGAACCTGCCAAGAGAGTCATACTACCGTTGGTACTATCTGGAGCCCAAGTACCTTTCGCACCAGGGGCAATATCACTACCAAAAGTAAGGACACCTAAAGTGGTAGTGGCTCCTGCTGCACCAGATTCGACAGTCCCACCACCGAATATCGTAATCGTTTCAGCGTCGCCAGGGTCGGCTTGGACGATACCAACCACATTTCGAAGAGTGCAGCGGTATGGTACCTCCAAATAAGTGCTCACCGCACCAGAGGCGAATGCTGTCGAATGCTGAAGTCTAATATCTTGATCCATTTTTTTTTCTCCTTTTAAGGGGGGATTACTCCCCCCCGTATTATTTATACAGGCTCATTCAAACCGGTGAATCTGGCGTGGGCGGCACGATGAGATGTCACTAGCTGACCAATCCAGCGGGTGTTCGCTACGAGGGTATCAGGCTGATCCTTGGAGTATTCCCACTCTGGTTTGGTGAACTGGTACTTGCTATGGGTTTTCAGCATGAGGTAGTTCAGGTTCAGGGCATCAATAATACCATCAGCCTGGCGGTCGTCTGCCACAACAGGTGCTCCGCCGAACAGGACATTGTCAAAGCCTACATTGACAAGCTTCTCATTCCTAAAGCGAACATTGGCCTGTAGGGTACGCTCAAAGCCGTCCTTCAGAACATCCGTGGTGATGTAGAGGTTCGGTTTCTTGTCCTTGGACTGACCAACGGATGCGGTCCGCCTAATCCCCTGAAAAATCTTATAGGTGATTGCACCACCCGTAGCGTTCTGGTTGGCGCTCCATTTAGGGATGTCGGCTGAGGCAACGCTACCATAAGGTGTGGCTGCAGTGGTCTCGAACAGATCCCCAAGGCCGAGGATGCAATTATCGTCTGCGGCCGCAATATAGACCTGACCACCCATGGTATCCCGGATGGTTTTCTGGATGTTGTTGATTTTAGCCTGTACCATATCAACAAGGGCCGCGTCGCCGGTATTCTGCACTTGATCATTAAGATCAATGGCGTTGGCGGCATATGCACCTGCCCAACGGAACCGGGCTGCGTTAAGGATCTCAACCTTAGACTGAGGAATCTTGGTGGTGTTACCATAAGATCCGGTGTTTGTGCGGGCGTGCTCGAAGATCACCCGGATCTTTTCGCCACCATCCACAAGCTCACCTGCTGTGACCAGACTGTCCTGGAACTTACCACCTGACATCAGCATGTAAAGAAGCACGTTATCAACCGCAAAGATGTCCGTAGACTTCTTATCACAATAGTCATTCGTAATTGCCTGAATCTCACTCTTTTCAAGAGCCATTTTTAGTTTCCTTTATTTTTAGATCACCCGCCCCGGGCACGTTGAAGTGCTGCGAGGCCAGACTCTCTGATTTCGTTTTGTTTCATAGGACCTTGCTTGCGCCCAATCTTCTCTGCCGAATTGCCCCCACCCTGGAGGACCTTCTGTGTGTTCGAGTCACCACCAGCTATCTTGGCCATCTCAGCCTTGCCGAGGGCAACGCCTTCCGCTCTGGCCGCCTCAACCGACGACAGTGCCTGCTCTGCCTTCAATGCATAAAAGGCGGATACGTCATCATGAAAACCTGGAAGCTTTCCCTTCGCTGCCTCTAAGACGCCCGCCTGCTGCATCTCAAAGAAGTCAGGGTTGGCGTCTGCAAAGTTCTGTTTGGATTGATTAAAGGCCGACTGCTCTTGCTCCTGCCTGATACCTTTTACAGTTTCATTCTGAGCGATAAGTGCTGAGACCTTAGCCGTTTGGCGCATGCCTTCTCCAATGGAAAGATCTCCATCCTCTACCTGCTGAGCTATCTGTCCGAGTTGCTCTTCAAATCCAGCGGCCTTGTCCTCATCTTTGGGGGCTACTTGGCTCTGTGCCTGCAACGAATCGAGCTGTCTCAACAGTAAAGACCTTTCCTCTTCCGCCTTCCCCAGGCGGTTGCCTTGCTCTCCCAACTTACTGGAAAGCTCAGAGTAAGACTTCTCCAGATCTGCGACGCTTTTAAACTTGCCACCAAGGAGGGCCGCCTCTTCTACCGGAGCTTCTTGAGCCTCTTCTTCTACCGGGGCTTCTTGAACCTCTTCTTCTACGGGGGCCTCTGCTGGCATATCATCTCCAACCAAAACTCTATCTGTTGCCATAACTCTTCTCCTCTATGGGGCCGTTGCCGGGTGTCCCTGGTTTGTAGTGCGAAGGGTGGTTAGTTCGTAGGAACAATACCGTTCTCCTTCAAGTATCGATTATATTCTGTCCTTGTCTGAATCGGGCGCTCACTCGGATCTTGGATCTGGCTCCTGATGGAGTTGTCCAGCCAAACCGGGTGTTCATCCTGTATTCCGCCAAGGGTCATCAATTTTAAAGTCTCTTCGCCACAATGTGGGCAAAGCTGCACAGCGTCCCAGTCTTTCAAAGGTAACGCCTTCTCGAATCTTACATCACAATGGTCACAATGGAAATCATAAAGTGGCATTTCTACGTAACCTCTCTGCATTCACAGCGTTTACAGCACTCTCAGGCCTCTTAACTTTAACAGCTGTCTCTGGCGCATTTACCCTCGGTTTTTCCTCAGCCCGCTTAGCTCGCACCTTCTCTAAAGCACTCTTACCACTCTCTCGAAGCTGCTGTACTGTGTAAACGTTCTTTTTCAACTAAACACCTCCTTGCTGTGCCCGGGGCGTCCCGGGTTGTGGTGTTGGCTGTGGGCCTGCTGCGCCCGGCTGAGCCTCTGGGCCGTTCTGTGGCTCCATAAGGAACTGTCGAAGCTGTAAGGCCTGCTCGTGGTCAAGGCCCGCCTGCTCAAGGACGTTAAGAGCCTCATCGAGCTGTGTCTCACCCATGCGTTCAATAATCTGCTTCCTGTTCTTATAATTCAGCTCATCGAGCAGGGCCGTCCGGTCAATGGCGTTGATCTTAAAGAGGCTCACGGCCTGCTCCTGATCCTGTGCACTGGTCCTGGCCACTGTGCTGTCGCTCTCAACGATATAATTAAACTGTCGGCCAGCAAGGTCAATACCGGAGAACTCTCGTATTGAGGCGTCAGGCATCGTAATTCTTTCAGGCTTAACGCTGAAATTCTGGATGAAAGATATATTCCAACGTCCCCGCATCCTGCAAAGGAACTCCGTCGCTCGGATCTTATGTCTGATCAGGACAGCGTTTCGCTCTTGCAAGCTAACAATGGCAGATGCGGCCGTAACTCCAGCAGGTCCGACACCACGATCTGCATCCTCTATCTGGTACACACGATCGTGGAAGCTGATCAAGAGATCCAAAGTCTGGAAGAAATTGCTCGGGAGGTTTGGTACAGCCAGATATTCAATTCTGGCATTAGGCCGGGTAGGCATCAACACCAATCCTGGCTTGTTGTTGATCATCTGTTTCGTAATGCCTGCACCTTTTTCGACAATCAATGTAGGGAATAGTGCTCTATTGCAGTAAGATGCTATCCGAGATACAATCTCGTTGATCTTTTTGTTAAGGTCCCCAGTCTGCTCTCCAGCGGAGAAGCCCCAATTAGATGTAGTATCCTCATACGAGTTAGCCTTATAAAATGGTCGTCGCCCCCAGGCAAAGGATTTTCTGACTATATCTTCATCCAGCTCAAGATTGAGGTTTGGGTTGGGCATATCATTCAGGAGTACATTGCGATTGCAAATAGTTATTACTCTCACACCGTCAGGGTATAAGGGTATACCATCTACCGTCGTGTTGTCTCTAACCCAACACTCTATCACCAGAGCATCGCCGCTCTGGCTCCCTCTTGGGTCCATATTGTTTCGTGTCTGATCTAAAACAACACCGACACCCGAATCTGTC